CATTGCAATTCACAATAAAAAGTATCAATCGAAAGTTCCGGTCACTTCTGAATTCTGCAAGCAATTATATCAGGATGGATGGTCTGGAGCAGAGATTGAACAATTGGCAAAAGACTCTCATTATGAACCAATTGAACAGGTAATTGAAAACATTCCTGTACTTTCTCGATTCGATAAAGACAAGTTTGAACGTACAAGGAAAATGGCTCAGATGTTTCGTTGGGCCAATGAAAAAAATGATGAACAAAAGGCAATGATCAAACCCCGAAAGTTGCAATTAAAATGAAAACAAAAATGCAAATGACTTACATAACCCGAACATTCAGATTGAGAGATGTTTTTATTTATCGATTGGTTGAAAACAAAAAGGAGAAAGGATTAACACTTAAATCAATTGGAGATAAGTTTAAAATATCTGGAAATCGTGTTAGACAAATTCATGCTCTATTAAAAAGAAAGACTAATGAACCTGAAAGATGGGATGAATTATTAAGTGTTCGGGTACGCAATTGTTTAAAAAATGTTGACATTGAAACAAAAGAACAGGCAATTGAAGGATTAAAAAACGGTACTATTCATCCACGTAAAATAAAAAACTATGGATATATATCTCATGATGAATTATGTGATTTCCTTCAATTACCTGAATGCAAAGTTGAATGGCCTAAATCTTTAATTAAAGACCCAAAGGTAAGAAAGATTGCTGCATGGTTTGATAGACATGACGAAGAAATTACCTATTTAGAAAAGAAAGGAGATTAACTATGAGTCATACAGAAGTAATAGACCTTGAAGTAACTGACCTGAAGTGCTTGGCAAACACTTGCAAACGAATGGGAGGTCAATTGATCCTCAATCAAAGCACCTATAAATGGTATGGTAGATTCATGAATGATTACCCTCTGCCGGAAGGTGTATCTGCAAATGAGCTTGGCAAATGTGAACACGCAATCAAATTCCCTGGAATCAATTACGAAGTGGGAGTTGTCAAATCCAAAACTCAAAAAGGTGCTTACTCATTGATGTGGGATTTTTGGGATAAGTCATTGAAACAGAAAATGGGTGGAGAACAAGCAATTACATTCAAACAACATTATACAATGGAGAAAACTCGATTAGCTGCAAAGGCAAAAGGCAAACTCTGCCGTGAATCGGTAATCAAAACTGATTTAGGCGAAAAACGCAGAATAGTAATCAACGTATAGAAAGGGGGTTTATTATGGCAGGTAAACAAATTATAGTTGAAGTTGATGAACATGGCAAGATCCACTTTGAAACCGATGGATTCATTGGTCAAGATTGTATTACTGATGAAGTAGTCAATTATGTCAAAGATCAATTAGGCAAAGGTCTTGGGCCAGATTTCAAGCCTATATTCTATAAAAAGAATCAAAAGAAAGTTATTCATAAAAACCTTTGTGGATAATTGATATGAATGCTTATAACGTTCTCATTCTAATACCTGAATCAGGCAATCGTATTTTATTGGATACCGTCTACGTTGAAGTGGATCTGAAACATGATACAATGGACGTTGGTGGTCATAAAATAACTCGATCATCATGGATGGACATTACAATTAAAATTTACAATCAAGATATGTCCATTTATGAAATTATTAAGAATCAATTATTCGGTGGACAATTCTATCTCTATTTTCAAGATGCTCACCCTAATCTAATTAGAACTGTTCTAATGGATATGCAAGTAATGCATGATGAAATCAAATTAGAAATGCGTGGCAATGCCACAGATAAGACTTATTATGATTTTCTGGAAGAAGTAACGGCACAATTAAATGAAACTTATCAGCATCATTTTAAATCAAATGTATCTAACCCTGCATACATTCCATTAGAACCTGAACCGGAACCGAAATCTAAATTCAAATATCCTTCATCTAAAAGAAAGGAAAAAGTAATTGAATCAAAAGTTACGGTTCTCAAACGCAAACTTAGTTTTTAATTAAATGAAAGGAGTATAAAATCATGGCGAAATTATCAAAAAACAAAGGCAATGAAATTAACATTTTCGATCTTGGAACCTTGCTTCAGTTTGAAACGCATACTTGGCAAGCCAGAAATTCAATTCCCAAAGCAGTTAAAGAAAGAATGACCAAAGAAACTGATTGGGTATCTGGTTACAGACGATTGATTAAAAAAGAACGTCTGTAACCAATCAATTCCGTCATTACCTCAGTTCGGAACTACATTTGGGATGATATTTCTTTACCGTTCCCAATTAAATCCTGTCACTTCATTTCCAATCAAATTACGGAAGAAGCAGACATGAAACTGAGAGCATACAGCAAGCAATTGAAACAAGTTGTCAATGAATTTGCCAAAGACTATGACAAATGGATTAAGGAATCTGAAAAAGCCTTAAAGAAAGACGGATTATTCGATAAAGAAGCATATCCGATGAATGTCAGAGAACGCTATTGGATTGAATGGAGATGGTTTGACATGACAATTCCATCAGGTGTTACTGATGAAATGTACAAAGTCGAATCTAATCGCATTCAGGCAATGATGGATGAAACACGTCACAATTGCGTTCTGGCAATGAGAAATGGTTTTGCAGAACTCATTAACCATTTGACTGATACCCTTTCCGGTAAACTTGATGGTGAGAAACGTAGAGTCAGACCTGAAGCATTAGAAAAGATCGATAAATTCTTTGAAACCTTTAAATACAAAAACATATTCAATGATAATCAATTGCAAAATCTGGTTGTTCAAGCAAAGGATCTATTGTCTGACGTGACTCCAAAAGAATTACGCAATGATCAATCATTGACTAAACTCATTCACAGCGGTTTGAATGACATTACTAAGGAATTAGTTGAATCTACTGAAACCTATAAACGTAAATTGTCTTTTGATTAGGAGAACCTATGTTTGATCCAGAATTTTCAGTTGATCGGTACAATCTTGAGCTTGAAGCAGAACGTCAATCGGATCTAATGCGTAAATGGACTAAAAGGCAAGCTCGATATAAGAACTTATTGAAGAAATCACAAAAAGCCCTTGATATTCTGGAAGGCGAATTGTCTGAAGAATATAGACGTAACAAGAAGACATATGGCATTCAGAAAGATACCGATCAAGTGATTTTTCGATTGATTAAGGGTGATCCTAAATATGAAAAACAATACAATGAAGTCATGAAGTATCAAGTACTTTATGATGATGCCAAATCAGCAGTTGAATCAATTGTTGAGAAAGGATGGATGATTAAAGAATTAGTTAAACTCTGGTTGAACAATTACTATTCAACCCCAATTGTCAAAGAACATGATGTTAAACCTAAACGTTTTAATTTAAAGGAGGATTAAACTATGTCTTCATTACAAGATCGATTGAAAAACCGTAACAAACTGACTACTGGTGGTGGAACTGCAATTGGTGGTGGAAGCAAACTTAGAGATAAGTTTGTCAAGCGTGATACAGGTACGCTTGAAAAAACCTATGAAGAACGTGACAAACAGACCAAAGCAGGTTCAATGGGTAAATCCATTTGGAATTTGGAAATGTTGGAACAATATGGAATTGAAGAATGGCAACCTCACCAAACAGTCGGTGATCATTTCTTTGAAATCATGCCTGTATCATTCATTGCTCACGTTCCCTATCATTTTGAAACATGCGTTCATTTTGCAGTTGGATTTGCAAAAGATGCATTCATTTGTCCTCAATTATCTCACCGTAAACCCTGCTTCAGATGTGAAACTCAAGCAAAACTCTATCGAAAAAAAGATGAATATCTCAATTCCGGCATGTCTGAAGATAAATTCAAAGACATTGCAAAGAAGTATTATCCGCAGGATCGCATTCTCTATCTCATTTGGGAACGTACTCAGGAACTATTGGGAGAAGAAGCTGCCAATCACATTCTTAAAGTATGGAATGCTCCAAAGGTTGCCGTTCATCAGGAAATCCAAAACAAAGTTCGGGATAAGATCAATCGAACTACATTGGATATTTCAGATGTTCATCCTGGGGGAGAGGGTCGTACAATTGCAATGGAAGTAACAAAGAGAAAGACTTCCAGAGGTACATTTCCAGGGTATAGTGCATTCGATCTGCATAAAAGAGAGAATCCTATTCCAGACGAGATCTTAGAGCAATTGGACGTTATCACAACCGATGCTCAAGAGCAGGGATTCAAAAATGCAATTGAAATGTTTTTGCATTATGCTGATTACGAAGAAATCAAAGAATCAATGGCAACAGAGGAAATGGAAGAAGAAGATACTGATGTTGAACAGGCAGCAGCAAATAAACCTTCATCTTTACGTCAACGATTGCGCCAAAAAGAAGAAGCAGAAAATGAAGCAGCAACAGGTGCAAGTGATGTTGGTCAATCAACTGTTGATGAAACTCTTGCTCAAATTGAAGCTGAATGCGCTGAACTCAAAGAGGAACTTACCTCAATGTCTTCAATTAAATTTAAAGCATGGTGTAATAAAAACGATTATAAAGTTGCTTTGGAATTCGATAATCAAATTGAAGCAGCAGAAGCAATCGTTGAAGACATTTACGAAAAACTTATTGAAGAAGCCGATATTAACATCTAACCGTTGGGGGTCTATCAGACCCCTAACATTCAATTAGGAGTATTGAAAT